AACTTGGCATAACAGCAATCAATGATGTCAACGAGCGAGTAACTCCCGTCCAAGGCTTCTCTGCAATGCTGGTAGGCTGGAATCCTGACTTCAAACATCATCTCTACCGCGGAGAACTAGCGTTAGAATCAGTTCATCCAAAGAGGATTATCCCACAGCCTGGAGTATTTATGTTACAAGCTATGGACTACTTTTTCATATTATCAAGCGTTACTAAGTCCTACATTAAGAGCAGATATGATGTTGATATGGAGAGCAGCGGGGAACAGTTCCCCGGGCTAAACTCATTAGACGGAGTTAGTTCTAGTGTTTCAAACAACGAGATGTTAACTGAAATTGTTTGCTGGTACAAGAACGACGACGGAGATGTTTCTAAGTTTACCTGGTGCGATGATGAAGTCCTCGAAGATCTTCCAAACTTCTACGCTAGACGTATTGATGGCAAGATTGTAGATGAAGAAATTCTCGCCAGTGACGTAACTATTGCGTCGGTCAATGGTCAACCTGGCGAGGTTCTAAAAGCAGGGGCAAAGGTTCCATACTTCACACCAACAAGATACCCATTAATTGTCAGAGAAAATATACCCTTAAATTTTGCTTTTGGTGGTCAGTCGGATGTCGATGTAATTCGGGATCAACAAGATGCCATGAAAAAAGTGGTATCAACCATTGAGGAAAAGATCATGCGTGGTAGCGTAATCATCAAGGTGCTAGAGGGTCACAGATTAAATCTGACCAATGAGCTTTATGCCATCGTAAGAGGCTCACAATCAGAACTTGCTGCACTCAATGTTCAGAATCTATCTGCGGATATTAGCAATGATATGGCATTCGCTAATCAACAATATAGGGCGGCACAATCTACCCTCGGTATAACTCCCAGCTTTCAAGGCAAAGCAGACCCCACAGCAACCAGTGGAGTAGCTAAACAGATCCAAGTACAGCAAGCAAGTGGAAGATTGCGGTCCAAAGAATCGAATAAGTATGCCGCCTTTAAGGAAATGTATGAAATCATGTTTGAGTTTAAACTCGCCTTCTACGATGAACTTAGACCATTCGTTACAAAAGATGCGAATGGCCAAGATTCATTTGGAGATTTTAATAAATACTCCTTCTTGGTTCGAGATAAGGCGGGAGAACTTTATTACAATACAGACTTTATCTTTCAAGCAGATGCAGGTTCAGGGCTTCCACGAGACAAGATGTGGCTATTCAATCAAGCAAATGAACAGCTCAAGTATGGTGGGTTTCAGGCCAATCCAGCAAGCGCAATCTTCTGGACACAAATGGTCGCTCAAAAGTATCCTAATGCTAAAGTTATCCTTGATACTATCAATAAACAGATGGAAATGGCAGCTAAAACACCACCTACTGTTCCAAAGGTTACGACCAACTACAAAGACATGATGCCAGAAGCACAAGCTCAGTTCTTGCAGAAACTTGGTATTAAGTCACAAGGAGGTCAACCATTGATACCATCTGGACAACAACAAACATATCAATCTCAAGTAGACCACGGACAACCGGAACAAACTCCACCACAGGCCACAGAACAGCCTCCACAGCCACCGCAAGAACAGACTGGACTAAACGCACAGCCTAATGTTCGAAAGCTGTTAGAAGGAGCTATGCAAAATATGACACCTGAGGAACAAGCCCAATTCAAAGCATTGCCTGATGAGCAGAAGATCCAGATACTGCAAGAGATGATGGCTAATCAGGGACAGGGAGGACAACAATAATTGTTACCTTCAAAAGAAAAACTTGAAGAAATAGTCAAAGCACTCTCTAAAATACTCAGAATTCAAGATTGGGACATCTCACTTGACTATATAAGCCAGTACGAAATGAAGCATATTTTCGATTCAGATAACTTGGATACTGCCATGATGTGTGAGAGGAACAGGTTGAGAAAAGAGGCAGTAATTCATGTCAATGAAGACCACACAGGATTAGATGAACATTGGGATGAGTCAATAGTCCATGAGCTTTATCATATTGTCGTTGGAGATATTAGCGATATGGCAGATGATTTAATGGATGAAGTTGATTCTCCCGATATTGTCAGAAGACAGAAATTGCAGTTTGTTGAATCAATGGTAGTTAATTTAGCGAAGATATTCTGCTCTGTTTATTCGGTAAAAGATTTAATGAAAGAAGGAAATCAATAATGGCTAAGTATCGTAAAAAACCAGTAGTAATTGAAGCAGAGGTTTTCAAACTTGGAATGGAGGATGGATATCAGACTTCTGACAGTTTATTTTGTGCCTATAGCGACGAGCAACGCGAAAGTCATCCTTTATCTGAACCTATAATTAGAATGTGTATTCCAGCTATTAGAACATTAGAGGGGTGGCATATCGTTTCTGAAGGAGATTACATCATCACAGGTATAAAAGGAGAGCGTTACCCCTGCAAGCCTGACATATTTGAATTGACTTATGACAAAGTGGAAGGGGATATTCAATAATGGCAACGTCAAAACAAACTCAATTTCAAGCAATGTTAGCAGGTAAAAAGGGTAAAAAACCTAAACAGGCAGACCCAACAAAACCATTTCCTGCACCAAAGTCTGCTCCTATGGGAAAGAAGCCTATGGCAAAGGTAGATATGATGTTAATGAAGGCTATGCCAGGAATTGGACCAAAAGGAATGCCACTAAAGAAGGGAAGCGCAATGCCAATGGCTAAGAAACAAAATCAGGGAAAAAAGCAGGGGGTAAGGGAAAGAAACCTTGCTAAACTAATTTGACAAAATGATGTGGTGACGGAATAGGTAGACGCTATTTGTCAGTGTTAAGTGCTGAAAAAACTGACTACAATCCTCCATTAGCTGAGGATGATTATACATGCACATGTAAGGTGCAAATCCTTACCCACATCTATGGCCAACTGATGAGTCACTAAATTGTGACTCTTAATTTATTCCCATTTTTAAGGAAGGGAGGCAACAACAATGGCTAAGGATAACGGAGAACCACGATTAAACATTCCACAAAACAGCGCAGGTTACATCAAGGCAACGAACATGAACAAATCCAATGCAAAGCCAATCAAGTCTGTAGGCAAAGACCTTCGTTCTGGAAAATAAGTAATTTATAAGAGACGGCAATACAAGCCGTCTTTTCTTATGCCTAGTAGTGGCTGACTCATCGGAAAAGACGATGCAATAACGCTGACAAGCGCAAATGTGAAGGAGATTAACAATGTTTAAGTTCAGGAATTTTCGTCCATTTATGGATGCAGACAGTGACGTAGGAGGGGATTCCGTCGCACCCCAAGAATCAACCTCAACAGAAAACCAAACAGAATCAACTGTAGAAGCAACCACAGAAGCTACTACTACAGATACCCCGGCAGGAGAGCAAACGGATGGCGTAACCGGCACTGAAAAAAGTGTGGATGAGCCCGCCGCCCAGCCAAAGCAAACTGCTGAACAAGATCGTGCCTATGCTGATCTTCGACGGAAGGCAGATGCGGCAGAAAAGCGATCAACAGAGTTAGAAGCACAACGCACATCAGACAGAGAGATTGCCAAGAAATATGGTCAATATGGTGTCTACTCGGATGCTGATGTGAAAGAAAAGTATGGTCAGTCTAATGGAATAAATACCATAGCAGAGCTTGAGACAGCCCTTAGGAACGAGGAATACACAAAGGCTGGCATTGACCCTGAGATCATCAACAAGATCGTCAATGAGCATCCTTCAATTAAAGCTGCCCAAGCTTCTCAGGAGGCTGCTGCCAAAGTTCAAGAGGACAGATTTCTCGTGGACTCCTTTAGCGAACTGAGCAAGGAATTCACCGAAATATCCGATGCGAAAGATGTCCCTGTTGACGTTTGGCGTGTGTGGCAGAATGGCAAATCCGGAATTTCACTTAAACAGGCGTATATTGCGGTCAATTATGAAGCTATTACGACCAAGAAAGCTGATGCCGCTAAACAGGCCGCACTTAACAATATCCAGAGTAAGGACCATGTGAGGGGTAACGGCAAGGGAGTCGAAGGGGATACGGTGAGGATCCCCGATGATGTCATGGAGATGTACAAGAGGTTTAACCCAAAACAGACCATAGAACAAATTAAGGCTCATTACAAAAAGAGTCAAAAATAAGGAGTGATTTTAAATGTTTCAACGTATTTCGAGTCTTGGCGGTGACGTACAACCGTTTGAGTCTTATCTTTTAACCGATGGTGAAGCTTCTGTAAGAGG